GCCTGCGGGGCCTGCGGGGCTTGCTGCGGCGCTGCCTGCGGGGCAGGGGCGGGCGGCTGAACGTACTGCAGGAACGGGTTTTCCGCCCCCTGCGGCGGTGGCGCGGGCTGGGCGGGTGCAGCGGGCTGGACGTACTGCAGGAACGGGTTCGGCTCGGCCACCGTCACCTCCCAAGCACGCGCGCTGCCGCACCAGCGCCGAACGCCGCGTCAAACTGCTCGCGCGTCCCGCGTCCGGCGCGCAGGGCGTCGATCGCGGCCTGCGGGATGTTCGCTGCCGGGGAGCCAGGAGCCGCCGAAGCCGCAGGAGCGCCGGGCGCGCGCAGCGGCAATACCGGCTCCATCCGCTGATGCTCTAGACCGGGGTAACGGTTGCCAAGCTGGTTCAGCGTGTTGCGGTAGATGTCCTGCGATTCCTTCGTGGCTTTCGCCAAATCCTTAAGCGCGCTCTGCACGACGGCGGCATCGTTCGGATTTCGCAGGATCTGGTCGCGGGCGCGGCGAGCGTCGCCTTCGGTCTGGGTGCCCTTTGCGGCCGACAAAACTGCGTTTACTGATTGATCGACGGTCCGCAGGAAGTCCGCATAGGCAACGCTCTCGGGCGTGGAACGTCCGAGCCAGTTGCGAAGTTGCGCTTCAGTGTTTGGAACGACGCCAAGCGGCAGCTTTCCGGTCTTGATGTCCTCGATGTGCTGTTCCACCGACTGCACCACCGAGCTTGCCTGCCGCTCGTTCTGCGCCGCCGTTCCGTAAGCTGTGATGACCTGCACCGGCAGCTTGTTGCGCTCAGCCTCGGTGCGACGCTCGGCCTCGGTGCGCTGCATCTCTAGCCGCCCACGACCAAGCTCTTCCTGCAGTCGCAGCGTCGCTTCACGCTGCGCCGCCGCCTCGCTCATGCCCTGCGCGCGCAGCTGCGCCATCATGTTCGCGATCATCAGCTTTGTGTCGCGATCTGCTTCCCGACTTGCGGCCTGAGCCTCGCGCGCCCTTGCGGATTCCGCCTCTCGGAAGGCCCTGTTGGCCTCCTTTTCGGCTGCCGTTTCCGCCATCGTGAAGATCGGCCCGGCCATTGCCTGCGCGCGCTGCCCGAGGGTTCCGCCGAGCGCCGTCGTCGCGAGCGCCTGACGCTCCTCCGGCGTCTTCGCGCGCTGCAGCGCCGCGGCGAATTCCTGGCCCTTCTTGATGTCGCCCTCGCGCAGCTCGCGCTGCTTCGTCTCGGCCTGCTGCTCAAGAACGCCCGCGCCAAGACCCTGCAGCGCCTTGGCGAGGATGGCGGTCGCGGGGATCGGGGCCTGGATGCCCTGATAGGACGAGATCTCGATCGGCTGGAACGCCTGCTGCTGCAGGATCTCGGCGTACTTTTGCCGCCGCGCGATGTCGGCCTTCTGGGCCTCGTAAGGGTCCGGCAGGTTGAAACCGACGGCCATGTCACAGGGCTCCGTAGTTCACGGCCATGTAGCCGCTGGGGAGATGGATCACCGCTTCCGGCCTGACCTCAAGCACCTCCTGCGCCATCACGCCGCGTTCGCGATTGCCGAAGATGTCGTACTCGTAGATGCCGATGCCGAGCGGATGCTCTCCGATTCGGACGATGTTCGACTTCAGCCTGCGATCCGAGATCGCCGCGAACGCAGCGGGAGCATAGCGAAGCGCGGAGCCCGCAAGCATGCCGAGGCCCTGCATCTGCGCGTTAAGGCCGCTCTGCGCGATGCCATACTGCTGCATGGCGTTCTGACCGGCCGCCTGCGCCGCGCCGAAGATCGGGGCGGGCGCGACCTGCTGGCCCTGATACGCGCCGAACTGCGGCATCTGGATCTGCGAGCCGCCCATCAGGCCGATGATCTCGTTCAGCGGGACCGACCGCAGCGCCAGCTCGCGCTGCAGCGCCTGCGCGCGCGCCTGGTTCTCGAAGCTCATCGCCGCCTGCTGCTCCGCCGCCGCTTGCGCGCGGGCCTGCGTGTCGAGGGCGATGCCCTGCAGCGCCGCCTGCGAGCGCAGGTCGTTCTCCTGCTGTTGCTGTTCGCGGATTGCCGCATTGTAGGCCTCGCCGCCGCGCGCCAGCCCTTGATTGGCAAGCTGCGTCTCCAGCTGCGCGCGCGACCGCTGGATCTGAGGCTCCAGCCTCGCCATGATCGCTTCCTGCGCGGTCATCCCGGCGTTGATCGGGGCGCGCGGCAGGCCAGACAGGTCGAACACGGTGTTCAGCTCGCCCGTGCTGGTCTGGAACGGGGTTGAGAGCGTCCGTTCGGCGGTGCTGACGCCCTGCAGGCCCAGCTCGGCCAGGCGGCGCTCGACTTGCTGCTGCGCTTCCAGCGTCGCCTGCGCCTGCGGGGTCAGGGTCTGCGTGACGGTCGGGATGTCGCCCTCATACTTGACCGTCTGGGTGCCGAGCGGGCCGTAGACGTTCGGGTTCGACAGCATGGCCGAAGCGCGGGCGGCCTCGACGTTGGCCGCGCCCTGCGCCTTGGCGGCGCCGGCGTAATCAGGAGCCGGAGGAGCGGACGCTTTCTTGCCCATGGTGGTCTCCAAGAAAACGGCAGGTTTCCCGCCGCATGGTGTAGATGATCAGGTCGCCGCCGGGCGCGGCATCGCGCAGGCAAGCCTCCTCGACGAAACCGAGGCGGCGCAGGAGTCGGATGCTGCGGATGTGGTCCGCGGAGGTCGTCGCGACGATCTTGCGCGCGCCCAACTGGCGAAACGGATAGTCGAAGATCGCGAAGAGGAAGCCGCGCGTCAATGGCCTATCGGCAGCGATCTGGCCCTCGATCGAAGCGCCATTCCAATCGCGGAACGACGCCCCGGCCACCAGCTTGCCGGCACTCTCCCAGCCGATGGCCGACATGCAGACCGGGTCGAAGAAACCGCCGATGCGGCCCATGACCCAGTGCCCGACATACGGCCCGGCGACGATCATATGCCAACCCAGCCGGGCATGAAGACTACGTCTGTCGCCGCCCATTCAAGCGACAGGCCCTTTGACGCCGAGCGGAAATTGACCGACCCGCAATATCCGACGCCGGTCACGCCCTGCCAGTTGAGGCTGATGTTTTGTCCCGCGCCCCACGTCGAAAGATCCCAAACCGCAGTATCCCAGACCGCAGCGGTCGATGGGAGATAGGCGAGAGGCGCCGACGTGTCGTTGACCTGGAAGTCGACGTTCATTCCCACAAACACCGCGGGCTGTCCGTCTGCAAACAGGTTGGGACGGGCGCGGGTGAAGATCTTTTTTTGGCCGCGCGAGCCGAAGTAATTGAACGCCTGCAGGGCTCCGGCGCTGATTGCCGATCCGTCGTCGGCATGGTCGTCGGTCCACGCTTTGGCGACGTAGTCGGTGCCGCCAAAGTACAGGTCCTGCTTGTGCAAACAGAACGTGTTCGCCGGCCAGCCGGTGAAGTTGCACCAGCTCTGCACGATCGTGTTCATCACGTACTGCTGCTGCGAGCCGACTCCAGCGGGAATGTTTACCAGAATTGCGTTGAACTTCGGCGCAACGCAAATCTCCCAACCAAACGACCCGGAATAGGACGTAGTTGCGGCCGCAAACGCGCCCTGGATCTTGTTGGTAAGCGCAACACTGTCTGGGGCAACGCGCGCGCTCTGGAGCGCCTGCGACAGCGGGAACAGGCCGTCGAACGCGATGTAGGCAAGGTCTCCGGCAAACTTCTGGAGGCAACGTTTCCCCATTGGAGAACCCATCGCCCAGACACCAACCAGAGACCACGTCGAAGCATTGGCCGGGTCGGTGCCGCGGTAGATGATGATCTCGCCCTGCGTCGTGACAAAAACCAAGTTGTCGTCGAGGCCGAAGCCGGCGTCGATCGTCCAGACGCCCATCGCAAGCAGGTATCCGCCCTTGCGCGCCACCGTGGATAGGTCAAGCACCTGGGCTGCGCCGCCGACGGATTGCGTAGGCAAATACCACGCCTTCAGCGTGTTGCGCTGGATGAACCACACGCGGTTTTTGAACAGGCAGATGTTGTCGAGTTCGCTGGTCGTGACGCCGGTGATCGCAGGCGTCGACGCCCCTGTGATCGCCGTCCAGGTCGCGCCGTCGTAGAGCAACGGGCTGTTGCCGCCGCTGACGGCGTAGAGGTAATTGCCGCCAGCCGTCGCGACGTTGGTGCTTTCCCACCGACTATTGGTGAGGCCGGAAACGGCCGCCGCTCCGATCGCGCCGGCCGTCGTCGCCTCGTAGATGCCGCCATTCGAGATTGCGAAGAGCTTTTGAGAGGTTGCCCCGTTGTAGGGCATGAGCGTCTCAACCTGGCCGGAAAAGCCGGTTGCATGCTTTTGGTAACCGCCGCGCAGCACCACGTTGGTCGCGGTCGGGAAGTAGTTGGTAAGCGACACCGCATCGGTGGGCTTCATGTTTGCCAAGCTGTCGCGCGCGTTCCATCCGCCGATCGGTGCCGGTATCGAGGCGACGCGCGCGCTTGCCTGTTTTGCCGCGCGCAAGATCGGTGCCGGGCGCGCCATGTCAGGTGGACCCGTAGCCGCTGTCGGGGATGTTGTCGTAGCCGATCAGGACGGTGCCGGGGCGCGGCGCAAAGGACAGATTTGCGGCCGACATGTCCTGCGCCATCGCCGTCTCCAGCTCGCGCAGGAAGTCTCGGTACAACGCCGTGGTGTCGAAGCCCTTGGCCTCAAAGTACTTGAGCTTCGTAAACAGCACCATCACCCGGTCGGGATAGATGCAGGTGTCGTCGTCAGCGGTAAAGCTGTTCTTGACCGCGCCGGCAGCCGATAGCGCCCAGCCCTTCGACCGATACTCAAAGCCAAGGTATTCCGCGGTCGTCGTAGCCGGCCAGATTTGGAAGTATGCGCCATACAGGCGCCACCGGATGCGCGGCCCGGTCGAGATGTAGCCCGATAGCAGCCACTCCCACTGCTGCGGGCTTTCTGGCCCGAGCATTTCCCATCGCTTGCTCTTGTCCCACTGCGTGCGGGGCACGAGCGCGTCGTAATCGGCCGGCAGGGAGTACTTGGTCTTCGCAAACGTGATGCTTGCATCCGTGCCGGGACCGCCGGGGTTCTGGTTCAGCGTGACCTGCGTGCCGCTGTCGACCGTCGCGATGAACGTGTCCTGGTTGATCCCTGTGCCGACGGCCATGTAGGTGGAATCGAGGCCCGTGGTGTCGGGGATGCCGGTGATCTGCGGCGACGACGTCGTCCACGTTCCCGTGGTCGTCAGGTACTGAACCGTGAAGCGGTGCGGACGGGTCAATTCGCGCCAGTCGTGGCGCTTGAGAAGCTCGTAGCCGCTCGCGTTCATCAGCGCCAGGGTCTGGATGACGTCCTGCGAGTTATTGCCCGCCACGGTCGACGGCGAGACGAGGCCCAGCTCGTTTGAAACCTGCTGGACGAGCTGGACCATCGTCGAACCCATGTCAGGCGCTCCTCTCGCTCATCGGCGGGCGGCCGCGACGAGGCGCATCGCCGCGCTGCTCAAGCATGGACGCTACCTGCGCCTGCAGGGCCGCAAGCTGCGCCTTTGTTTCGGCCAACTCGGCGTTAGCGGTGCTCTCGTTCTTCAGCCGCAAGAACGCCTGCGCCTTAAGCCGAAGCCCCGGTCCGCCCATGCCGACCCGCGTCATCTGCGCGTCCGACGCCGTGGCAACCTGCTCCACGGTGCGGAACTTGAGGATCTGCAGCTCCGCGACCTGCCCGTCGGTGATGTCGGCGGGCGCCGCGGCGTGCCATTCCTCCAGCTTCGTGCCGGGGATGTCGCCGTTCTCGTTCTGCATCTGGAAATGCAGCCACTGGCGCGGGAACCGCTCCTTGTGGTCGTCGCGCACCGGCTGGTCAATGATGTTCGTCGTGTCGCCGGGCACCATGATGCGGATGAACGGCCGGCCAAACTCCTTGTGAGTGTAGAACTCGACGTGGAGCTTGGCGTCGGCGTTCGCGTCGTCGCTGTCGAGCGGCATATCAGGCGCCCGCGATGCTGATCCACGTCGTCGCGGACGTGGCGATGAACAGGACGCGCTGCGTGGTCGTGACGTTCAGCGAAGACGCCGCGGCGTTGATGGTCGAACCGGTGGCCGGGTAGACCGCCAGCGTGTTTGCGCCCGCGTTATACACGCAGACCATCGCGCCAGCCTCGGTCGGCGGAAGCTTGACGCCCGTGCCGGACGCAGTCGTGGCGACCGTGTTCCAAACGGCGGACAGCTGCAGCGCGTCGCTGGCGGTCGTGCCGGTGGCCGTCAGGCCGGTGGCGCCGTCGCCGCAGATCGAGGTCGTGGCGAGGCCCGAATTGCCCGAGGCCTGGACGCGAGAGGGGATCGGCATGGTGGTCTTCCTTTCAGCGAGACTTGCCCATCTGGGCGGCTATGGCCGGGAGGAGCCCCGTGCCATGAACATACAACTCCGCATCCCCATCGCACAATTGACGGGAAGCGATCTGGAACTCCATCGCCTGACGGGCCATCCACGGCGCGCAGATGAAGGCCCGGTCGCCCACGCGGAACTCCTGGCGCTCCTCATCGGCGTTGAGCGGCTGCGGGTAGGCATGGCCTTCGCCGGCTTCGGAGTAGCTGCTGTCGAAGCCGAACAGGTGGATCTTGCGGTGGCCCAGAGCGTAGGCGATCGACAGGGCCTGCAGCCCGACCGTCGTGCCGCCGCCGATCAGCACGGCCTCGCGGTGGCCGATCCACTCGTCGATCTCGGGGTAGGCCGGGTGCCAGATGGTCGCCGGATGGCCCGCGATGGCCCGGAACAGGTCAGGGTGGCATTGCGAGGCGACGAGGTAGTGCTGGGGCTTCGGCCCCTCCACGAAGGCGACGTTCTCGGGCCGGGCGTCGAGCAGCACATGGTGATCCGACGAGATGCCCGCTGCGTACAGGACCGGCACGGTGCCGTTGGTGGCGAAGACCTCGGCCCCGCCGTTCCGCAGCGCCAGGATCATCGGGCGCAGGGCGCGCATCGACGGGCCGCCGCCGATCACGATGGCGGGCCGTTCGTGCGCCTCGACCATCTCCAACCACGGCAGCTTCAGCTTGCAGGCCGCCTGCACATGCGCGCGCACGACGTCGTCGTCCACGTTGCAGACGATTGGCAGGGTCTGGTCAAGGTTTCCGGCGAGGATCATGCGATCTGGGTCACGTTCACGATGACAGAGGGAACCGCCGGGACCGGCGCGGAAGCGGCGAACGCGGCGATGAAGACGTTGGTGTCCGAGGTGGACCACACCAGCTCGGCGTACTCGCCCGCGTTGAGCGCCTGCACATAGTTCCACGACGGGATGGTCTCGGCGTCGGCCCCTTGGATCGACACTTTGCCCGCGCTGTTGGGGACGTCCACGCCGTTGACCCGCAGCCAGATGTAGGCCGCGGCCGCGACCGCTGCGGTCTTGTCAAACTGCGCGGAGAAGTCGATCACGTAGACGCCGGTCTGCGCAACGACGATGCGCGAGGTCGGAGTGCCGATGCTCACGCCGAAGGACGCCGAGGTGTTGTTGAAGGTGATCGGATAGGCCGTGTTGACGAGCGCGGCGGTCTGGGTGGCGTTCGAGTAAAACGACCCGTAGCCGCCCGGCAGGATCGTTCCGGAACCCTGGATGACCTCCCAGCGCGTGTTGGAGACCGCGAAATACATGGCCGAGTCAAGCGGCAGCAGCACGTTCGACGCCGCGCCGACGACGGTCGAGCCGGTGTCGTAGGGATAGACGGTGAGGTTGTTGGCTCCGGCGTTCGCGACGTAGACCGTCGCGCCCATTTCGGTCGGCGGCAGCTTCACGCCAGCGCCTGCGGCGACCGTGGAAATCCGGTTGTAGATGCTGGAGAGCGACGTCGCGTCGCTTGAGGTGCTGCCTGCTGCTGAGACGGCGCTCGCGCCCTCGCCGCAAATCGCCACGGTCGAAAGGCTGGTGACGCCGGAATTGAGAACGCGCGACGGCAGCGCCATGCGTACCTCGGAAGAAAGGGGCGGCGAGCGAACCCGCCGCCCCCAGTCGTCAGATGATCTGGCCCTGCTTGTGCGGACGGTTGATCGAGACGATCACCGTCGACACCGAGGAGGCCACCGTCGCGAGGTTGGCCGAGCGAGCCCCAAGGAGCTGCTTGCCGGTCGCGACAGTTGGCATCACGCGGCCCGCCGTGCCGGACTGGTAGATGGCGACCTGCGGGGAGACGGCGACCGCGGTCTTCTTCATGACCGCAAGACCGCCGATCTGGTACCAGCCGAAGGAGCCAGCGCCGTTCGCGGACATCGCGACAGCCACCGGACCCGCCAGGTTCGCCGTGTTGGCGGCCAGCGTGGTCTGGTAGGTCGTCGCGTTGTACGAGACGAGCGAGCCGACCTCGGTCGACGCAACGCCGAGGAGGAGGATGAACTCGCCCTCGCCGTAGGTCGGGTCGAACGCGCGACAGACCATGCCGAGCGTAGCCGGCGGGGTCGGGATCGCGGACGAACCGTTCGCCATCGTGACGCCAGAATCGGTCTGATCGATCTGGAGCATTCCGGCGCGGTTTTCGGTGAACGAGTAGGCCATGTTCTGGTCCTCCTTAGGCGATCAGCACGCCGCTGAACTGCGGCCCGCTGCTGGTGAGGTTGCCGGCCCAGCCGATCAGCTTGACGATGGCGTCCTGGTTGACCGCCTGGCGCTCGCCCCCGATGGGGACGAAGTTCCGGTCGGCGTGCGGGCGGAACATGAGGTACTTCGTGTTGAGGAACCACATGTGATTCGCCGTCGCGGCGTTACCGATACCGCCGTCGAGGACGACATCGGAGGCCATGCCCGCGCCGTAGTACTTGAGCGACGCGAAGCCCGCGCCAGCCATGCTCGAACCGGAGTCCGAGATGCGCTGGATCGACTGCAGGGACTGCAGATAGAGGCGGTAGTAGTTGTTGTCCGCCACGATCAGGTCCGGCTTGTCGGTGCCGCGGATCAGCTGCACGGCGACCGAATCCATGTACTGCTGGATATTGGAAGCCGTGACAGCCGCTCCGCCGTTCGTGACGCCCGAGTAGGCAACCGAACGCCAGAACGACCACGTCGTGCGGCTGATGCCGCCGTAGGTGCCGGTCGAAGGGCTGTCGGGCACCGCCGCCGCGAGGCCGGTGATGTTCTTGCCCGAGTTGCCGGTGCCATCGAGGTAGATGTCGCCGCCGATGCGGTTGGCGAGCTGCGCCTCCGCGACGGCCATGCGGCCATCGAGCAGGTCGATGATCGCCTCCTTGCCCGAGTTCTGGATCATCTCCAGGCCCGAGATCGAGACCGCCGAGGCGTACTGCGTGATCGAGAACTGCGCCGCGCTGATGGGCGAGTTCTGCGAGACGTTGAGCACCTCGTAGCCCGAGTAGGAGTTCGTGTTGTTCGTCGAGGTGTCGTTGTACATGATCTCCTGGAGGATCACGTTACCACCCGAGAACGTCTTCACGTTGCCGCGCTCCTTGAGGCGACGCAGCAGCGCGTTGTTGTTGGTCACGTTGTCGGCGAGCTCGCCGGAACGCGACTGGATGTTCGTCGCGATGATATCGCTGATCGAACTGTTCGCGAACGCCATGAATGGCACTCCTTACAGAGGGTTTGGGTCAGAGCCGATCCGACATCCCGTCGAATTGCTCGGCGAGAAGGGAACGGCGGTCGGATGCCTTGGCGGCGGATGGCGCTCCGGGTGTGGAGGACCGAACCGAGACCGCGGCCGCCCTGGCGGCTTTCGCCGCCCTGTCTGCCGATGCTTTCCGCTCTGCCAGCGCCGCAGCCTGTGTGGACTGCTGCTGCCTTGCGAAGAGCTGATCGTCCAGACGAAGGGCCTTGTCGTATGCGTCTTGGAGCGTGGTCGCGACGCCGCTCTGTAGGAGCTGGATCATCGTCGGCCGCGCGTCCTCGAAGTGCTCTGCCTTCATGGAGAACTGGTGCACCTCGTCGAGGAGCGCGGCATTGGCCGCCTCCTCTTGCGCCTGCTTCCAGCCGGTCACTTCGCCACGAATCTTCACGAGTTCGTTTTGAAGCGCCACGAAGTTCGGATCGACCGGGGCCTGTGGGGCGGGCTGACCCTGCGCGGCCAAGTCTATGCCGTAGGACCGCGCGAGGGAATGGAAATAGTTGAGCCGGTCCTGGGGGGACGAATTTCGCAGAATATTGTCCGCCTCCATGAGCGCCCGCACGGCCTGCGGCGGTTCGATGCCGAGGCCTCGGATCGTGTCCATGTAGGGCGCGATCGCCTCGTTCATGGCGTCCGCGAATTCGGCCTTGGCGCGGATCGGCTCGATGCCGGCGCGCATCTGTTCCTCGCGCTGGTAAGCGTACTCCTGCAGCTTCGGGTCGGCCTTGGCCCAGAAGTCGTGCATCTCCTTCTTCCAGCTCTGCGGCGGGCGGCGCCACACCGGCTCCTCGGTGGGCTCGGGCGCCTCCGACGCGGTGGCCTGCGGCCCGGCGGGCGCGGCCTTCGCAAAACGGCCAGATGCGTCGCGGGTGCGCTCGCCGGCCGGCTCGGCCGCGGCCTCGGGCTCCGGCTGCGGCGCAGCCTCGGGCGCCGGCGCGGCGGCTTCGGCCTCGATGGCGCTGAACTGCTCGGCCAGCAGCTCCTTGCGGCTGTCGCTGTCCACCTTGGTGATCTCGCTCATGTCATCTCCGCTGTTGCGACCGGATCTCGGCCAGGATCTTGTCCGCCTGCCGATCGGTCATGTTCCACAACTGTTCGCGCAGGCGCTTGATGCGCTGCTCGCGGCTAGTCGTGATCGGCTGCCTCGGCTTCGGCATCTCGTTGCCGACCTCGAAGCAGTTGTGCCTCTTCAAATGCTCCCGGTGCTGCGAGCGGCTGCTGATCCACGAGCCATCCGCCATCGACTTGTAGCCGCCGATGTCGGAGACGATCTGGATCTTCGGCTCGGCACCGGGCGTGGCGACCGCGATCTCGATCATCTCACCGTCGCGCCAGACGTATCGCGTCCTCATAGCAGCAACATCACCTCCTCGTCGTCGGCCTCCAGTTGCATGTCGCGCTGGATTGCAGAAGCGCGCTCCAGCCCGGCGAGAATGCGCCCGAGGTCGATGGTTGGGGCTTTCAGTATGTCGGCGCGCGCCTCGACGCCGGCCGCCTCGACCGCGCGCGTTACGATGTACTCCGCGGCGTCCGGCAGGGACTGCTTGCCCTCGACGATCCGCTCGTAGAGCGCCAAAACGCGCTGCCGACGCTGCTCCGCCGCTGCGCGCTCTTCGCGCAATTTTCTTGCGCGATATTCTCCGTCATGGGTGTCGTCGACGACGATGTAGGGCGAATCGCCCCACGTCGCCTCATCCCATCGCCCGGCATCCCAGATGCCGATCATGCGCCAACTTCAACGCCCATCGCCCGGCCATCTGGGCCTCGGACGATGCGCTTTGGCGCCGACATGGCCTGCATCAGCGCCTGCATCAGGCCGAGAAGCTGCTGCTCTCGCGTGGCGCTGTCCTGCGCCATCGCCTGGATCATCGCACGCACGTCATCGGACATGCCGGTCGCCATGCGGTTGGTGACCTCGCTGACCGCGTCGATGGCCGGAACATCCGCGCCAGCCGCACCGATGCGCGCCACGAGGATCTTGGTGTCGGCGTCGAGCTGCGCCTTGTGCCGCTCCAGCTCGGCGCGCTGAGCGAGCTCCTCGGCTTTCAGCGCGGCCTCAAAGCGCTGGCGCTGCTCTTCGATTGCCGCCTGCGCCTGCGCCTTCATCTGCTCGATCTGCATGTCGGCCTGCAGCTTCGCCTGCTGCATCTGGGCGTCGAACTGCGCCTTCTGCTGCTCGGCCTGCATGCGCGCGGCCTCGGCCTGCTGCTGCATCTGCGCCTTGACCATCTCGGGGTCGGGCGGCGGCGGGGCGCCGGCGTCGACCTGCTGCTGCTGGGTGATCTGCTCCAGCATGCGGTCCAGCGTGCCCTCGATCGGCTCGGCCTGCTTGAACGCGCCGATGCCGTACTTCATCAGCTCGATCACGATCGGCGCGGCCTGCGGCACCTGCTGCACGACGGGCAGGGCCTTTTCGAGGAACCCGCCATAGGCCTGCACGAACTCCAGCCGGTCCTGCTTGTTCTGCGCCTCGTCGATCTGGACGAGGCTGTCGGACGCGACCTCGATGCGGAAGTTCCGCAGGGGCTTGTCCGCCAGGAGCTGCAGGGCCTGCGGGATCAGCTGCTGGTCCGCTGGCGACATCTGTTGCGCCGCGGCGTACTGCAGGATGGTCTGGGGCTGGAACAGCTGGCAGATGATCTGGGCCTTCAGCCGGATCAGCTCGGAGGCGAATAGCGCGACCTCCTCCTGCATCGACCGTAGCCGCAGCCCGGCGTACTGGCCCTTGATCTGCTGCGCGGTGGCGGTCTCGCTCGCCGCCGTCTGGCCGCGGATGATGTCCGAGATGCCGGTTATTTCGTAGATCTGCGCCTTGATCTGTTCGCGGGCCGCGTAGCACTGCATCAGCGCCTGGGCGAGCGCGTCGAGCGGCAGGAGGTCGATCGAGCCCTTGAGGCCGCCCTTCTCGCCAAACGCCATCCACTTGTCGACCGGGATCAGCGCGTTGTTGTCGCCCTCGGTCAGCAGACGCTGGAGCGCGGGCTGCGAGGCATCGTAGACGCCGCGCATCCGCAGCGCCTTCACCAGCCCGTCGATGCGGTC